ATGTATGGTGATATTGATATTTGTCTTCACGATTATGGCTTGGTTGGTTCTGGAGTAAAGAGGGTTGCACAAGAATTTGGAATTAAAAGATTTATGGGAGAAGAGAAAGATTATAATCCTTTAGGTAATTTGATCGACGATTGGGAAGCGGTTTTGATATGAAGATTATGTTTAATCGTAAAGTCGTTGATGGTCCGTGGGGTGGTGGCAATTTGTTTGTGAAGGCAATGTCTGAGCATCTCAAGCAAAAAGATCATGATGTTTGTTTTGATTTTGAGGATGATATTGATATTATTTTTATGGTAGATCCCAAAAGAATTGACCGGAATGCTGGCTATTCTGTTGACGAGATCAGCGAATATGTAAGTAAATTTCCAGATACAGAAATAATTCATAGGATTAATGAATGTGATCGAAGGAAGGGAACCGATTTTATGGATTCTCTTTTATTGGAATCTAATATTATAGCTGACCACACAATTTTTATCAGTCAATGGTTGGCAGATTATTTTGTAGAAAGGGGATTTAATAGAGAATATGATGTCATATATAATGGCTGTAATTTATCTCATTTTTATCCAAAGGTAGAATATAATCGTAAAGGCGATTCTCCTATTAAGTTGGTAACACACCATTGGTCGGACAATTGGATGAAGGGGTTTGATATATATACGGCATTAGATAAGTTAGGTAGAGATGATATAGAATTTACTTATGTAGGTAGGTATAATAATCAATATCAACCAAAGAATACTAGGTTAATTTCTCCACTTCATGGGGAGAAATTGGGAAATGAATTGAGACAGCATGATGTATATGTAACAGCTTCACGATTTGAACCCTGTGGTATGCATCATATTGAAGGCTCTGCTTCTGGTCTTCCTGTGTTGTATCACAGAGACGGCGGTGGTATTAATGAGTTATGTAAAAATCATGGTATAGAGTTTCATGACATGGATACATTTTTTGAAGGACTCCAAAAAATAATGGATAATTATGATGATAGTGTGCGTAATATAGATTATACATATTTGTCATCTGGACGAATGTGTAGTGATTATGAAAAGGTGATTTTACATGTCTAAAGATTTAGTTATATTTGGCCCTTGGTGTGGAGAATTTTCATATGAGTTTCAATTTTGGGTTCCTGAGATAAGGAAAAAAAGAAATACTGAGTTTAAAGATTTTCATGCGATTCATGTTGGATATGAAGGGCGGTCTATTTTATATCGTGATTTTATAGATGAATATATTACATATCCGAAAGACTTAGAAGATACTTTGGTATATCCGTCAAATTGTATGCAAATTTTTCCAAACGAAGACCCGCACACAGCCGGCCGCGGAATTCCAGATCAATTAAAGATTTTTTTAGAACAACTTTGTTCGCATTATCAAAATACATTTGAATCTGTTGTTGTTTATTTGCCGCCAGCAGATCCTAATCGAACTACTGAAAGTTCAAATCAACAACTTCCAGACGCCGAGTACGAATATTATTCTGCAAGCGAAGATATATTAAATGAAATGAAAAAAGAAATTGCTTTTGAAGATTCCGAAAGAAAAACAGTTGCATTATTAGCACGGTTTAGATATAGGGTTTGGGGGCGAACTGCCCTCGGAGAACCGTTGGAAAATGGTTTGCGTTTATGTAGTGATGATTGGGATCCAAAACATTGGGAAATTTTTGTTGATATGCTTATTAATGTATTGAACTTAAATGTGTGTATTATTGACATACCCCCGATTGAATGTAACGGAGGTTCTTTATCTTTTCGTGATTCTGAGGTGTATGAACGAAATAAAAAATATATTAAGTCTATTCGGTTTGAAGGAAAAGATTCTGTAGAAAGACAAATTGCATTATTACAATTAACGGATTGTAGTATTTATGGTGCAACAGGAGCAGCAATGCTTCCTTATTTTGTAGGAACTCCCGTTTTTATGCAATCGGCAAAGGAATTTGGATATAGGTTTCGGTATCAATGGCATAAAAATTTAACAAATAATTTAAAAAATGTTTGTATTGTTGAGGACGTTTCCCGTACCGAATTACGAGAGTCTTCTCCGGTGGATTTATTTAACAGGTTTAAAGAATTTTTTGAAAAAATAAAAAAATGAATTTATTAAAATTTTTAGATTTTGACAGACAGGAGATAGTTTGATGTTTATAAATCCAGAAATAAACTCTAGCTATAGACACAGAGAGATGGGTCGATTTTTGTATGATGCCGCTATAGAAACTAATGCGAAAACCCTTGTGGATATTGGAATATTGAATGGGTACTCGACGGTTTGTTTGGCATTGGCAGCAAAGCAAACAGGCGGAACTGTATATGCATATGATCTTTTTGACGACTATGAGTATATTAGTTCTAACCATGATACAGTCATGGCCAATTTAGAGCGATATAACGTGCTTGATAATGTTGTTGTGAAAAATATGTCATTTGATGATTGGCTGGATATAAATATTGGTTTTAATGTATTGCATGTTGATATATCAAATACTGGAGACACTATTTTGAAGCTAAATCGAAAGTTTTCTGAAATGGTTGATTCTAATTGTAGAGTTTTCTTTGAGGGTGGTTCCGTAGAGAGGGATTATGCTGATTGGATGGTGAAATATGAGATGAAAAAAATTACCCAAACGGGGGTTTCGTATAGGGTATTAGATAGTGATGTTTACTGGGACACTGATGCTGATCGAGAGTATCGCCCAAGTATTTCGGAGTTGTTGCGAAGTTAATTTTATGAAGTTTGAATATGAGATTGAAAAATATAATTTTGTCAGAGAAGTTTCCTCCTTATATGATAATTGTATGTTGGATGAAATTCACACCCAATGGATCGGCAGCAAACAGTATGATTTACTTGATGCTGTAGTTGAGGATCAAATTACGGTTTATCATAAAGAATTTTATAGCAGAATAAACACTACAAATTTTTATGAAATATATCATTCTTTTATGAAGGACGTTATTGCTGAAATTATTAATGAAGATTTTTTATATCAGAGAATACCTACCTTCAGAGTACATCAGCCTGATAATATAGCAGTTGCAAAATTTCATAAAGATTGTGATTATAGCCATACCAAGGATGAGATAAATTTCTATTTACCCTTAACTAAAGCATGGGGAACAAATACTATATGGGTAGAGTCCTCGCCGGGGAAAAAGGATTACAGTCCAATTGAAGCCGATATTGGTGAGTGCGTAATGTGGAAAGGCGCAACATTATTGCACGGAAATAAGGTGAATGATACATGCAAGTCTAGGGTCAGTGTTGATTTTAGAGTTTTGCCGGTGTCGTGTTATAAGGATGTTGAAATGTATAGTATTACAAATCAGACTAAAATGGTAGTTGATCAGTATTGGGAAAGGCTTTAAAATGCCTAAAGTTTCATTTTTAGATTTGGGCAGACAACCTATTGCGAATGGGTTTCTATCTGAACAAAATTTTGTAGATGAGTTTTTTTATAATCTTTCCGTTGGTTTTGATGAAGAGACGTGTTTGGTCACTCAATTGGATTATGTCAAACCAGAGTTGATGTTTAACGACACCTATGCATATAGAGGCTCAATGTCGAAGACTATGGTGGATCATTTTTCGCGTTTTTCTGACATTGCAACTAAGTACCTGTTTGAGTGGGAAGCAATTTGGGGCGGTCCGCCTAGAGTTTTAGAGATTGGTTCTAATGATGGTGTGTTTCTGAAAAATTGGGACAATAAGAATACTTTTGCTGTAGAGCCATGTGCGAATTTTGCAAAAGAGACTAATGATCTGGGCTATAAAACCTATTGTGATTTTTGGAATAGAAATCTAGCAGAAAAGATTGGGCAAGAGAATGGATATATGGATTTGATTTTTGCTGCAAATTGCATTTGTCATATTCCTGATCTAGACGAAACATTCTCCGCAGTTGAGTCGCTACTCAAGCCTCATGGTTTGTTTGTTTTTGAAGACCCGTCTCTTGCTAGTATGATCAATAATAATTCTTATGACCAAATATACGATGAGCATCCTCATATTTTTTCAGTAATGGCATTATCTAAACTTCTGAGAAGAAATGGTCTTGAGATCGTTCATGTAGATTTGCTGAATGTTCATGGTGGATCTAATAGAATCTGGGCCCAAAAAGTAGGTCATCGTACTGAGCCTAATATTGATAAGTATATTGATTATGAGAGAATTATTGGCTTGGATGATATTGAGTGCTTTAACCGATTTGCTGAAAGGGTTGCTCAGTCTAAGGAAGATTTGAGAAATCTATTGACCCGATGTGCGGACCAAAATAAAAAGGTGATTAGTTATGGTGCAACATCAAAGTCAACTACAGTCTTTAATTATTGTGATATTGGTCCTGATCTAATATCGTGTATCACGGATACTACTCCAGAAAAACAACATAAGTATTCTCCGGGTATGCATATTCCAATTGTTCCCCAAGAAGATTCTGACATTTTTGATTATGCTTTTTTGGGTGCATGGAATTTTGCTGAAGAGATTAGGAAGAAAGAACTTTATTTTGATGGTAGGTTTATTACCCATGTTCCTTGTGTGAGGATTTTATAAAATGGAAAAATATTGTAAAGTTATATGTACATACTTTGGACCAAGGCACATTAGAAATACAAATATTGGATGGCCAAGACATGGACAATATTTTATAGATAGTTCTATGTGTTTAGACAACTTGAAGTTTATTGTAGATGTTGAAACTAATCTTGACGCCGGATTGCCATATGATTTGATAATTGTTAATAATGATTCTGGATTTGAGGAAGGCAAGAATTGGTTAAATTCTATTAATGAAAAAAAGACTAAGTGTGGAAAAATTTATACTTTAAATAAAGAAAATAAAGGAAAAAATTATTCAGCATTTAGAGTTGCATATGAGACATTCAGAGATAAGTATGATTTTTTTATGTTTATTCCTGATGATTATGTCATGTTAGCTAAAAATTATTATAAAGAAACCGTATTGCAGTATAGAGAAGATAATGAAAATGACAATACTGCCGTGATTGCGTTAGCGGGAACTTCTGATACAAGATATTGGCCTGTTCATTCACATGATGGAATGACATTGATTCATAAAAAGTACATAGAAGAGGGGATACAAAAATATGGAAGAATCCCATCAGACGATGATGAGTTAAATTACATTTCTTCAGATGATTCTAATTATATTGATGTAATTCCGGGTCATGTGGATAATGGAGAAATACCTTTTACTAATCGCTATGTCCAGCTTGGATATAAAATTACACCATTTGGATATCTTCATACATGTGAAGAAACGGATTATAATAGAAATTGGGAACCAAAGCCCGGAGATACTATTCCAGCTTTACCTGAATATAGAGCTTCTTGGCCTGTGCAATTAAATAATGAAATTTATTTAACCCCTACTTATAATTTATTGCACGATGTTCCTAATAAAGTGGATGTTGAATATTTTAAATTAGATGAAGATATTTCGTTTATAGTAAAATCTCAGATAGAAAAGATAAGAGTTCAAAATGAAAAGAGTTAAATTTAATCGAATAAGTACGAAGAGTGAACCTTATCCTCATATATCAATAGACAATTTTATACCTTCAGAGTCTTTGGTAAGAGCAGCCGCAACAAGTTTTGATGTTGTGCCTGATGATGATTGGGTAAAATATGGAGAGGGTGATAATCAGATTCAGTATTGCTCTAAGAATCGTCAGCTAACAACTCCCTCTGCTCTTCTTGTATTGGATTACATTGCTTCACACTTTGATCCCAATGTAGCTTTTGGTGATCTTACTAATGATGCATTTCCAGATACTTCTTATTATGGCGGTGGTATGATGATAACTCCCATTGGAGGATATTTGGGAATGCATGTTGATGCCAAGGTTCATGGACTGCATCGAAACTGGGTCAGGGAGTACAGTGCAGTTTTGTGTATTTCTGAGGATTATAATTCTTCATTTGACTTACTGCTCCATGATGGAGAACACACTCATACAAGAGTTCCTTATAAGTATAATCGACTGAATGTCTTTAAGTGTTCTGAAAATTCTTGGCATGGCTTTCCTAACCCAACGGAAGAGTTTACTAGAAAAACATTGGGCGTGATGTTCTGGTCTGCAAAGAATGAAGATGTTCGAGATGCATTCAAGGCAAAGTTTAATAATGATTTGGAGTTCTAATGAAAAAAATTATTGTTTCTGGTGGAAATGGAAAGTTTGCACAACAGTTAGTTGAGCAGAATATTGAATACGAAATGGTTGCTTTAGATAAGTCTAAGTTAGATGTTGCCGATTTAACTAATGTAGAAAATGTTGTTGATGATGTTCGTCCAGATATTTTTATCCATTCGGGTGCATTTGCTCGACCTATGGCATTACATAATGATTTTCCTGATAGGAGTATTCGATCCAATATTATCGGAACTAGTAATGTTGTTTTGGCGTGTTTAAAAAGAAATATAAAATTGGTTTACATTTCAACTGATTTTGTCTATCCAGGAACTAAAGGAAATTACAAGGAAATAGATGGTGTGTTTCCGGTAAATAAATATGCATGGTCTAAGCTAGGAGGAGAATGTGCAGTTCAGCTATATGATAATTCTTTGATTTTGCGAATATCTATGTGTGAGTATCCTTATCCACATTCAAAGGTGTTTGGTGATTTGAAAAAAAGCACAATATATAACACCGATGCTGCGAAGATTGTTTTAGATTTATTGGATGAAACTGGAATAATTAATGTCGGTGGAGACTCTATGTTTTTGTATGATTTTGTTAAACGGAAAAAAACAGAAATTGAAAAAAATTCTATATATGATAATCATGAAGTAGAAATGCCAAGTGATGTGTCGATGAATTGCGAAAAAATGAAGGAACTTTTGTAATGAAAATTGTTTTTATACATGATACTACCTATTTTAAAGAAGACACTACTGTTGCTTTCATTGCGGAGGGTTTATATGAAAATGGTGTTGAGGTTATTGCTAGTCATTTAGGAAATGGAATTAAAAAAGCATATACTGAAGATGAAATAATAGAACATTCTAAAGATGCAGATTTTATTTTTTATTTATGGGCAAAGACTGGCGGTAAGTATGGTCCTCTTGGTGTGGGAAAGGAGGATCTTGTTAAAAAAATAAATCGACCCGAAGTTACTGTATATTGGGATGGTTCTGAATGGAATTATACTGGGACAAGTAATGCTTCTATAGCACTTTCTTATGGATTGGACGATAAAAGGAGATATAAACAAGAGCCTTGGATGAACGAAGATATGCTTGATTATTGTAAATGGTATTTTAAACGAGAATGTTATCCAGAAGATGTAGACCGGGGCGCTATTCCGTTTACATATGGCTGCGAAAATTCCATGTTTAGAAATTATTATAATTTGGAAAAAAAGTATGATATATTTTGTTCCTTTGGTCATTTTACAACTGGATTAAGGTCTGACATTTATAATTTTTGTAGTGATCCAAAGGCTAATAAATTTTATGACACCACCTATAATATTCCTAGAAATGGGCCAAATCATATTTTAGGAACTCGTATACCGCTTGATGATTATTTTAAAGTTTTATCGCAATCTTATATTAGTGTTGCTGCATGGGGCGCTAGTAATTTTACATATCGAGAATGGGAAATTATGGCGAATAAAACATTATGTTTTATTCAGAAACCTATGCCAGTGTGTCCTAATAGACCAAAGGATGGAATCCATTGGGTTGAGTATTCTAATATGAAAGAATTTGAAGAAAAACTTGAATATTATTTAAACAATAAAGATTTATGCATAAAAATAGGTCAAGCTGGTTATGATCATGTTTTGAAGTATCATACTAGCAAAGTAAAGGTTGCAAATCTTTTAAAGACAATAGGAGGAATTGTTTAGTAGATGTTTGATCCACAAGCTAAAATTATTGCAAATAGTGACCGTGTTTTAGATTTTCTCCAAGGAAAAAATCCTGCCCCTATTTTGGTAGAGGTTGATCCTAGTAATGCATGTAATCATGGTTGCTATTTTTGTATTTCATCATATATACATTTGCCAGAATCTAAAAACCTAGAAACCTTTGATCGATCTATTATGCCCAAAGATGTTTTGCTTAATTTATGTCAGGATTTTATTGACATGGGAGTTCGGGCAATTAATTGGACCGGCGGCGGAGAGCCGACAATCAATCCTGCTTTTAAAGAAGCACTTGAATTTGTTGGGAACAATTCTGATATTAAAATGGGAATATTTACAAATGGAACATTAATAGATAGGTGGAATTTGTTTGATGCATTTGTGAATAATTTGACTTGGGCTAGATTTTCGATTGATGCAGGAACTAAAGAGACATATGATTCTGTTCGCCGCGCTAAAGGCAATGAAGGATGGGATAAGATGGTGGCGAATCTTACAACTCTCATTGAAACAAACAAACAGGCTGATAATAAAATTGATATTGGTGTGGGGTTTGTAATTACGCCCGATACCTATCATGAGATTGTAGACTTTGCTAAATTTTTTGTTGATTATGATTTGGAATATTGCCAATTTAAACCAGAGATTGTTAATAGAGAGAGGGAAGATGGGGTCCAAAGAGAACAAGATTTTTGGTACAATCGAGTAGATCCTCTACTAGAGGAGGCTAAAAGTATTTTGGGAGATAAATTTCAGATAAATGGATATAAACTATCTGACTTAGAAAGTGATCCCGGACTTTATGGAAGACGATATGAAAAATGTCTAGGTTCTCAGGTGCAACCCTGTGTTGGCGCTGATGGTCATGTATATGTTTGTACCAATCATAGAGGCTATAAACAGTATAGTTATGGTTCTTTATATGAGTCTACCTTTAAAGAAATTTGGGGAAATATTGAGAAGAAAAAAGAAGTCATGCATCAAATTGATGATGTAGAATGTTTCTCTAATTGTACGCAATTATGTAAGCCACATGAAAGCAATAAGGCTGTGTGGGAAATTTATAACAATATGGGCAATGAACAGTATCTTAACAAATTAGATAAAAGAAAAGAAGAACTTTCTAAAACGCTCAAACATAAGGAGTTTATATAATATGATTAAATTTGATGCTGTAATGGCCCCTCATAGATTCTGGTATATAATTCCAAAATTAAAAGAAGCAGGAATTTTTAATTCTTTTAGAGAAGATGGTGCATGGGGCGGAATAAAACCAAGAAAGACTGCATGTCTTTACGGTGAGAATTTAAATGTATATATTGATGCTTCTGATGGACATGCGGTGGAGTGGGGAACTATTGAGCCTTGTGAGCGAGTTCTTTGGATAGTGGAGGATACTAAAGATAAGCCTTTTTTGTTTTTTAAGAATTGGTATTCTCCTTCTATGTGTATAGAAACGGACAAAATTGTTTCTGAAAATAATGGAAGAACAATTCCGTTTATGTATTGGGGAACCTATCCATATTTTCCCTCTATTTGGCAAAGTAGAAATGAATTAATGGAAATAAACAAAAGTACAGAAAAAATTATAGATGTTGGTCTATATGCAAAGCCAAGAAAGTATTATGATCCTAATAGGTCTAAGTTTGATAGTAGAATGTCTTGGATGGGATATGAATGGTTCGGTTATGGCCCAGCAGTAGATACTGGGATGAATGAACATTCTGCAAGAATTGAAATTATCAATAAGGTAAAACAATCAAAATATACTTATGACCACATTTATGATGTTCCTATGGAAACTTTGATTTCGAGGAGCATGAATACTAAAGTCGTGTATGATATGCCAACAACTTCTAGCATTTCGCATAGAATGTTTGAGTTTGGTTGGTTTGGTAAGTGTGTTATTCTTAGAACAAGTGATGTAGATTTTCCTTATTCGTGGAAAGAATATTATCCAGAACTTGATTATAATTCTGACACATGGGAAGACGATCTTGGGGAAATAATAGAAAATCATGAAGAATGGGGAGATAAGATTAAATATTATCTTGAAACATATTGTACACCAGAAGTTATTACTGATTATTTTTTGAAAGAGATAGAAAAAGAATTAGATAAATGATTATACGAGAACAAGCCAAGAATTTTTATTTGAATAATTTTAGCACGAATGCTTTTGATATTACCAGTAAAACTTATATCAATTATATGTCCGCATTGAAAACTATATATGATGAAACGCTAAAGGATGATTATCACTTTGTTGAAAAGTATCCATACACACAAGACCTGAAACCTTCTGTTTTTGATTATGATGAGTCTTTTGTTGATGTTCTAGTCGAACATGGAATTGATCTTTACATTAAAGATGTGATTGGTTTGAATTTATGTTTATCTCATATTCAGATTAGAAATGCACATCCTTATCCAGATGGAAAGAGTAGTTATCAAGAATGGCATAGAGACACATATGTATATGATGGTAATTTTTCTGGAATGTTTCCTCCTGGTTTAAAGTTGATATTCTATCCACACTTTGATAGAGAACCGCAGCCTGTTTTAGCGTGTGTGCCTAATACGGCATTGACGATGCAATACGATAGAGCGTCAGATTTTTCTCAGATTACAGAAAATAGGATACATACAATTAATAGTTCAAATGATACATACTTTATATTCAACACTTCGATGTTGCATTCTACTTTGCCGGCAAGAGAGAAAAATTTGAGAATTATATATTGCTTTAATTATGAACATTCTTTGGACGAACATGCCAAAAAATGTCAAGAGATGTGGAAGGACATGACAGCGTGAAAAAAATAGGAATTGTTGGTGCAGGAAAAAGATATGTCGATTACTATAAGGATGTGATCGAATCTTTTGATTTAGAGATTTCTGGATTTGTTACACAGTCTGGTAAGCTATCCGATGAAGTAGGAGACTATGAAGTTTTTGCGACAGTATCAGAATTAGTGAATCATGATGAGCCAGATTTTCTGCTTGCTGTTGTGCCATATTATGCGACTCCTCAAATTGTACTAGAGGCTACAAAAGTTGAGTGTGATATTTTAGTGGAGACTCCTTTTCCTCCTCCTCAGCATTGGGATGTGATACGGGCGACTGTAGAAGAGTCTGGTATCGTTGTTGGTGTTGTTGAGCAATGGCCATTTCTTCCTTTAGAATGTTTTAAAAAGAAAGTCATTGAGGCTGGTTTGTTGGGCGATATTCATTTAGTTGAGAATGATTATAGAACATATAACTATCATGGCATGGCTCAGCTTAGAAATTATGTAGGAAAAGATGTCGGTATTAAAAATGTTATAGCATCGACTCATAAAAATTATCCACTGAATGATAATGATGATTATTGGAATATCACTCTGGCTGAATTTGAGAATGGAGCAACACTATTGTTTAAACATTCTGATTTAGCAAAAAGAGAAATCGCCAAGAATATGAGAGGTACTCCTTCGATTCGTATACATGGAAGTAAAGGAACTTTCGTTTCTGGTTGTTTGTTGAAAGACGAATCTACACCTTGGTTTAGTGCCATTGCAGAAGATGGGGATACATATAATCGAGGTGTCGGAGTGCATTTCGATGATGGTGTTTTGGTGAAACTCACTTCCATTCTGCCAAATGGTTCTGAGATTTCGTGGGAGAATAATTATTTTGAACATGGATTTGATGAGTCACAAATTGCTATTGCTCAACATATCGAATCAATGATGAATGGTGATATGTTGTGGACAATGGAAGATGGGTTGATAGATTTGAGTCTTGGTGATTCCAGCTGGATATAAGGACATGAATATGTTGGAGAAAGTAGTGGAATGAAAGTTTATGTGAATGCACCTAATGAAAATTGGATATTAGATCGCTATAAAAAGGAATGGTGCGACAATCATTTGGAATTATCTACCGACAACCCATTAGATGCTGATTTATTATGGATGCTCGATAGTTATACATGGATGAATTGGAATCCTAAAATATTAGCAGAGAAAAAGGTGGTAAGCACAATTACACATATTGCGCCAGAAAAATTTGATTATGAGGCATTTAAATATCGTGATCAATTTGTCGACCATTATCAAGCTATGTGTGATAAAAGTGCTGAGGATGTTCGGAAGCTCACGAATAAACCAGTTACGTCTTTGAAATTTTGGGTCAATGAAAATATATGGAAACCTTATGATAGTAATTATAAAAAATTGAGAATTAAATATAAGTTACCGATAGAGGGTGTTTTGTTTGGTTCTTTTCAGAGAGACACAGAAGGTCACGATTTAAAATCGCCTAAGTTAGTTAAAGGTCCAGACATTCTGTGTGATTATCTTGAATATTTGAAGTCTATTGATTTTAAGTTTAGTGTCGTATTGTCTGGATGGCGAAGGCAATATGTGATGAATAGATTAGATAATGCTGGTATACCATACTACTATTTTGAAATGTGCGATTTTGATATATTGAATGAATTGTATAATTGTCTTGATCTGTACATAGTGTCTTCTCGTAGAGAGGGAGGACCCCAGGCAATATCAGAATGCGCTATGACGAAGACTCCTATTATTTCCACTGATGTTGGATTGGCATCTGACATTCTTGCGCCCGAGAGTGTCAATGATAATTTGAAGGAAGCAACACCAAATTTGGAATATGCCTATGATAAGGTTCAGCAATATACCATAAAGAATCATATGCAGAAATTTGTGGATCTATTCATTGACATTTGATCCTATGTGTTGTATATTTACTAGCGAACAATTTAGCAGAGGGTTTCATGGCAAAGCGTAAAGGTGCCAAGTACGAAGCTACAATTTACGGTACAAAAGAACCGACATGGAATGATGTGTCTGAGTTGAGTTCGGAAGAATTGCAACACAAGATTTCCGAAGCTCTCAATTATTACAACTATGTGTATTCTCCCAAAGAATGCCATGCGTTTATGGTAGATTACGTTGCGTCTATTGATAAGAAGAGGGGTGCTGTTCTTCGTACCACGAACGTAACGGGCAAGCGTACATATTCCGCAGTTGCTCGAATGGCAACAAATGGTCTTGTTCTTCCTGAGGACACACAGGCGCGCCTTGATGCTGAAGTAGAGTCTCTGGTATCTGAAGCTCAGGAGATTTTGAAGACTCGAAAAAAGAAGGCAGCAAAGAAGGTTGCCAAGCCTATCAATATTCAGGAACGAATTCGGACACAGGTGTCTCACCTCATTGGTGAGATTGAAGGTGAAGTTGACGAGTTTCTTCTGAATGGTTGCAAATCAGATTTCAATCTGTATAAGTGGCTCAAGGCAAAGCAAGTAAAAGGAATGTTGTCTGGCAAGATTGCAACATACTATGATGCGCTTTGCGATGAGTTGAAAGATGTTGTTTCTGGTAGAGACGATGAGCTGAACGAAGCCTATTCGTATTTGACGAAGCCGCAGAAGAAGCGGTATCTCAAGTTTATTCAGTCGTTGGTGGCTGATGCACTAGCCTGGGCAGACTCAGCCAAGAAGAGTCGCAAGCCGCGCCGTCGTAAAGTTCGGTCTGTTGCTGAAATTGTATCTTCGGTAAAGTATAAGAAGTCCGATGATACATATAAGATTGCGAGCGAATCTCCCGAAAATATGATTGATGCGTCTCAGGTGTGGATCTTTGACACCAAGAATCGTTTTTTGTATCGGTATGTGTCTGATTCTGGTATTGTGATAAAAGGTACGACACTTAAAGAGTGGGACTCGACTAAATCATTCAAGAAGAAGATTCGCAAGCCTGAACAAATTTTGCCTGACGTGATGAAGGGCGGTAAGGTAAAGTTGCGGAAGTTGATGGATATGATTAAAGCAAAGGAAACAAAGGTTACCGGTCGTATTAATGCTGACATGGTAATAGTAAGGATAGTAAAGTAGTGAGAATTGAACAAACTAGAAGAGAGGCACTAACTGAAGTTGTAATTAGTCGAATGAGTGTTCTCGTAATTGCGATTATTACGGCTGAGTTATTTGTATACGAGTGGTTTGGTGTAAAGGTTTCGTCTAGTCAAAATGTAGGTATGATGATATATTGGTCGTTCCAGAGCATTCTTATTGGATACACGATACGTCGATTTTTTGAAATGAGGCTGGGAAGTCGCAATGATTCTCGTTGACCTAAATCAAATTTCGATTAGTAATTTAATGGTATCTTTGAATAGTAAATACAATCAGCATATGGAAGTGGATGAGAATCTGATTCGCCATATGGTATTGAATAGTCTTCGCATGTATCGAAGCTCATACAAAGAGAAGTATGGCGAGTTGGTGCTGTGTTGTGACAATAGAAATTATTGGCGCAAAGAAATCTTTCCGTTCTACAAAGCATCCAGAAAAAAGACTCGTGCTTCCTCGGATTATGATTGGAATCTAATTTTTGAAACGCTAAATACTATTCGTGATGAGTTGACGGAATATTTTCCGTATAAGGTAATTGACGTTTATCGAGCGGAGGCAGACGACATTATTGCAATGTTGGCAATGCATCGAAGTGATCCATCAGAACCTACTTTGATCTTGTCTGGTGATAAAGATTTTATGCAACTACAGTATATCGAAAACGTGGACCAATATTCTCCAGTACAAAAGAAGTTTCTTAAAACTGACGATCCTTCTGTATTCCTAAAAGAGCACATTTTTAGGGGTGATCGAAGTGATGGCATTCCTAACTGTTTGTCTGGAGATGGTGTTTTTGTTCAAGGGCACAGGCAGAAGCCGCTTTCAACCAAAAAGTTGAATGAGTGGGTTTCTGATATAAATCTGGATCAAGATGAGAAGCCTGATGGTATGGACGAAAATGCCTGGAGAGGATTTTGTCGAAATCGTGAGTTGATCGATTTGAAGTATGTGCCAGAAGATTTGAAAATTCAGATTTTAGATGCATATGATAATTGTGATATTCCTGATAGAAGCGGTCTTTTGAATTTCTTTATTCAGAAGAGGCTTCGCAATTTAATGGACTGTATACAAGAATTTTGATGATTGGAGAATAGAATGACGCCTACTGTACCTGAAGTATTTGAATTATTTGAAAAGGCAAAAAGTACGAGAGATAGAATCGGCTGCTTAAGAAAACACGAATCATTTGCACTCAAGACGATTTTGCAGGGTGCATTTCATCCAAATCTTAACTTGGAACTTCCTCCTGGTGTACCACCTTACACGCCAGATGATGCTCCTGTTGGGCACGCTCCATCTCATCTAGAAATGGAAGCGAGAAAGTTTGGATATTTTGTGAATGCAGGAGACCTGATTCAAGATAAGCGATTGAGAGAAAAACTCTTTATTGATATTTTGGAAAGTGTTCATGCGACCGAAGCAGAATTGTTGCTGAAGATGAAAGATAAGGATCTTCAGGTGAAGGGATTAACATATGAAATTGTATGTCAGGCATTTCCTGACCTAAATTTACCAGAAAGGACCGAATAAAGAATGGACGTAAAGAATTCCACTCGATATACCGATGATGATGAGTATGTAGAGGCAAAGAATACTAGGAAGAAGAGACGAAAGCAAAAAAGACGCAACCATAATCATATGATTAATCAGATTGCTTCAGATTATAGTAATGGTATTTCTTATGACGAAGACGATTTGGTTGATTTGATTGAAAATATGGATGAAGAATACTATGATTATTAGGATTTGATTTGGCTGTTGAATTTGGTTATTTCATTATTGGTTTATTATATATAATAGCAATATACTTTAGTTGGAAGAATGGATACAATGCAGGTGTGCTCGCGGGCGGCGAGGCCTTTATGGAAGTGTTAGTTGAGGAAGAGTTAATTCAGACTTCGGTTGATGGTGATGGTAATGTTGAGGTCAGTGGTACGATGCTTGGCTGCCCGAAGTGTTCTCCATATGTCAATCGAGAAAATGATACAAAGGAAGCATAGATGTTGAAATTAAATTCCGAATTTGATGATCAACAAAAATATTATCATTGTGATTTTTGTGGGCAGTCTTCTTTTCTTAAAGTGTTCCGTGTAGTAATAGCAGAAGAATACAATAAAATTACATCTCGTCCGTTATGGGCATGTGCGGACTGTTCGCGAGAGAAGGATCGCCTCAGGGAGGCGTGAGCCCTTCTCCGGTCTCCGGGCGCTCATATAGAGAATCAGCCGGTGGAGGTCGCCCTCTCCAGGCTTTTCTTCTCTAGACCTGTATATTGACTCTAGGGGGTCTATTAAATCGCTGGAGAAACCGTTTTGAGAGCAGTTAGAAACATGAGCAAAATCAACGACTTAGAAGAAAGTCTAAAAGTTCTTTGATTTCGCATACTTACGAGGCAAGTTTTTTTAAAGAATCCATTGACTTCTGTCGATAAGTAATGTATACTCTGTGTTGATTGAGTGGGGAGATATTCCCGTGAGTACAGTCCGTCTGCGTGGCATTTCGCGCCACGGCAAGAATCGCATCTCGCAGCATGGCGACCTCTGGGTGGTCAAGGCCGTGCGCGAGTCGGTCAAGTTCCCGACCAGCGCGCCTGGTCCTTTTCTCAGTCTTGGATCTGTCACTACGGAAGATTGGCGATGGATCTCAGAGGTCAATGATCCTAACTTTGAGATTGTGGAGGAAGTGAATGGCGCGTAAACCTGTGCCCACATATCCGCTTCGCGTGGCGTTGGAGTTCGTCGCAGCCGAGACTCGGCGCAACGGCTACTATTCCAAGACCGACGCCCAGCGTGGCGGACCTGGAGTCGTGGCGACGGCCGACTGCTTGCGTGAGTTCTTCGCCGAGAATGGTCCGAGTAAGTTCGGTCCAATCGAAGAGGAAGATAAGAAGCGGGCCCTTCACGCGATCTCCTGGCTCACCGCTCTCAATAATGATGCTCCGTATGCTTCCGAGTCGGACTTCGACCGTTCGCTTCGGATGCTGCCTCTTGGTGGATATCGAACTGTAGAAGACGGATACATCACCAAGTCCGATTTCGGCTTTGTGGCGTGTGTCTACAATACGATGGAGAAGAAGGCCGCATACGAAAAGCGGAAGAGTGAAGCTGTGGAAGCCTCTTCTGATTCCGAGTTTATCGGTAAGATCGGCAGCCGTGATGATTTCTTCGTCAAGCTGAAGAGTTATCGGTATGTTGAAAATCGAGATTTCTACGTCTTCAATATTTGCGATAGAAAAGGCAATCTCGGTGTGTTCTTTTCTAACCGCGCGCCTGAGTCGATGGGTATTGATGTAGACGATTGTTTCCTGGCTCGTATGACGCCAAAGAAGCATTCCATTTCATCGTATCATGGTGGCATGGAGACGATGTTCAACCGCGTTGAAGTCAAGGAGAATGTCGGCTCAGCCTCATAGTTTTTCGGGCTCTTAGCACAATGGTAGTGCAGGGGGCTTTTAACCCCAAGGTTCTGGGTTCGAGTCCCAGGGAGCCCACCATACATGTTCCTCGGTAGCTCAATTGGCAGAGCATTCGGCTGTTAACCGAAGGGCTGTAGGTTCAAGTCCTACCCGGGGAGCCATTTTTTAGGCTCGTAGCACAATTGGTAGTGCATCGGACTCCAAATCCGGTGGTTGGGGGTTCAAGTCCTCCCGAGCCTGCCATTTAAAATAAGGATAATGATTATGTTAATATGTAAATTGTGTGGTGTTTGTGAATATGAAACAGGAACACCTGTATCAAAGGATACGGAAGAACATGTGGATATTCGTGAATGCATTCGGCAGTTGAAGAAATTGATTGCCGAAGGGTTGTAGGTTCAAGTCCTACCTGGGGAGCCATACCATTTCGGATAAATTCGTTTTATCCATTGACATGCACCATGGTGGTGCTATAATTACTGCAATACAAAAGAGGAGGACCTCATGGCGAAGGTCAAGCAGTTTGAGAAGGTGTTGGAAGCAATCAAGGCGGTGTCGCCCGAGGCGATCACGAAGGAGGATCTCGCAGAAGTTTTGGCGGGTACTGGCGTTGAGTTCTATCGTCTTCCGACGTATATCTGGGAGATTAAGAACAAGGCCGGTGTGCCTCTTGAGTCGGTGAAGGACGGCCGCAAGGTCGTGGCTTATCGGTTCTCGCTTCCTGTCGCTGACGCCAATAGCGCGGAAGATATTGATGTGGTAATTAAGGAGAACGCTGACGATTCGGAGCTCGATGCCGTTGGTGATGACACCTCTGCGGTTGCTGCTGTCTCGTAGCGTATAATAATAAATAGGTAAGACCTGGAGGGGTCGCATTGCGGCCCCTCCATTTTTGCAACCTCATATGGTCGAGGGCCGGACCAGAGGAAGATTATGGCACGTTTTAGAAACTGGAATGCTGTAGATGCGTGGTTTCGTCGAGGGGGAGCGATGAAAGATCGTCGGTCTCCTCGTGGTGGTGCCAAGAATACTACTTCCGATTACATGGAAGAATATTATGAAGTGAGTGCTTCTGAAGAATCTTCGGAAGCGGAGTCGGATATTTTAGCCGACGATGATAATGGACCCGTAGCTCAGTCCGGTTAGAGCATCCGTCTTATAAGCGGGAGGTCGCGGGTTCGAGTCCCGCCGGGTCTACCATTTGACACTTGAAAGGAGTGTGTATGAGAAGCCATTTTGGTCGTAAGGAGCAGAGGCGTGAGGAGGCAGTAACTCGTGCCAAAGAGAGAGAAGCGTACATTTCCTCTCTATCACAGGAACAGATTGCCGGTCTTAGAGTTGGCATGAAGGAAAAGGTTAAGCACGGTGTGTTGTCGAAGTCAGAAGCGTTGGAGCAGGTTGCAACCTGGTCTTCTGTTTCTCCGAAGCTGATTCTCTGGCTAAATAATTATACTTCTTCCGGCAAGATCAATACTTCTAAGAAGAAGAAGAAGAAGGCAAAGAAGAATGACAAGAGAAGAAAGAACACATCTTGATAATATCGAAAGAGACGAAGAACGTAGGCTCAGACATGCTCGACTAAGAGTTCTCGACCTTCAGGAAAGTGAATTAAAGTCCATACAAAATCGTCATGGATTCTTCACTACATTTTTGGCATTGGTATATCTTGTAGTTCTTTCTATTTCACAGTTCTGTAAATAGTAAAAAAAAGACCTCCATGCCAAATTTAGGTATGGGGGTTTTTTGTATTTCGACTATATATACTATGTATCTGTCATTTTTCATATATGGAGAGTAAACAATGGCTGAAGGTAATGTAGAAGACGCAACAATCGTCGGAAGTGGTAGTCCTGATTTGAATCAGAATGAGATTGGTACCTCTGATGAGTTTTGGGAAAATTTATCTGATCCTGATCAGGATTTGAGTACGTTCGTTTGGTTGGTAGGTTTGGTTTTTGATATTGATTCTGAGCCGACGCGAGCGTTTATCACTGCTCGATCTAAGGAAGCTGCTGTAAATAAGATTTGTCAGATTTTGGCATCGGACGATTTGACCAAATATTCTGGCTTGAATCCTCAGGATTATGATAGTGCTCTTGATTTTATGCGAGCGTATTTTGATGGTTCGCCGAATCGAGATGTATTCATGATGCTTTCTCCTCTGGAGTAAAAAATGTCCAATTTAAGTTATCTGGAAGATAGCGCAATCTATGAAGTTGAGAATGCTGTTCTTGAGGCCATGGATGAAGGGCTGATGAATGATTCCGAAATCGTAGATTGGGTTATGAGTAGAATCAGTTTTGAAATTACCGAAGATGATATTATCAATGTTCTCGATAGAATTGAGTCTGGACTCATGGATGATCTAGAGAGCGTTTAATATGCCTTTGTATGATTACGAATGCAAAGGCTGTGGTCATCGGTTTGAGGAACAATTGAAAATTGCCGAAAGGCATTTTCCGACAGAGGAGCCTTGCCCTTCGTGTTCGGCTGAAGACGTTGAGCAGTATATGGGAAATCCACCTAGAATCGGAGATCCTATTGCATTGGGAGTGCATCGCAATCCTTCTGAGTTCAAAGAGGTCATTCAAAAGATAAAGGAAGATCATCCTTTGAGTCCTTTGAACTATACTGGAAAAGCTGATAAGTATACCTGATGTTTTGCCATGTCGAAAACTCGAATATACCTAGTCTAGAATTGGAGACGAAAAATGTCAACGGTTCTAGATTTTACAATGTGAATGGTGTGCTGTATCCATCTGTCACTTCGGTATTGAGTATGCTATCGCGAGACTCTATAAAGAAGTGGCGAGATAGGGTTGGTCATGATAAAGCTGATGCTATTTCTAGAAAGGCATCGACAAGAGGAACGCACGTCCATTCGATTTGTGAAAAGTATATAAACAATGATGATGATTATCTCAAAAATTATATGCCTGATCGAATTTCAATGTTTAAAAGTATTCAACCATTGTTGGACGAGCATATCGATAATGTGCATGGACAAGAATTGGCATTATATTCGGATTGGTTGACTGTTGCCGGTCGAGTTGATTGTATTGCCGAATGGGATGGTGAATTATCTGTCATCGATTTTAAGACATCAAATAAGACGAAAAAGAAAGAGTGGATTACAAATTATTTCATGCAATGTGCTGCATATGCCAGAATGTATTATGAGCATACTGGAATGATAATTAAAAAGGTAGTGGTTGTCATTGCAGTGGACCAAGACTATCCTCAGGTATTTGAGGAGAAAGTTGCCAATTGGATAATTCCTTTCAAGGAATTGACACTTGCATATAGGAAGGAAAATGGACTTTAGTACCTTTCCACATAAGTCAGACTATTTGATGTTGGCTTTCATGTTTACCTTAATGGTAATCAAGTATCTGATTGATGGCGAATTGTAATGCATGTGTCGGCACTTAAAGTTTTCATATTGACGTTGCTGTTTGCTCTTAGTTTTTGTTGGGGATGGATATTCTCTCAGCATTTGCATTTCTATAATATTGTTGTTTTGGAAATGCCAGACGAAGAGTATTATGAGAATCGTCGATATACTGCGGAACAATCGCCCGAGACTGAAAAGACTCCGGCGATGCACAAGCAGATTGAAGTAGATTGCCTTGCAAAGAATATTTATTTTGAGGCAGGTAATCAGTCTGTTTCAGGTAAAGAAGCAGTTGGTATTGTAGTTCTGAATCGTGTTGAGCATCCTAATTATCCTGACAGCATTTGTGATGTGATATTTCAGAAGAGTCAATTCTCTTGGTATTGGGATGGTAAATCTGATAATCCTGAAGTACATGATCCTCAATGGGAAGTGTCAAAGAATGTTGCGAAGCAGTTGATAATGCGCTATAATCAGGACATGCTCTTTGATGATGAGTTTGGTGCGACTCACTACCATGCAGATTATGTAAATCCTCATTGGGCAAAGAGTTTGCAGCAAATTGCAAAGATTGATAATCATATTTTTTATAGGTGATGAATGAAGAAAACTAGGAAGTCCTCTAATGAATTTTCGAGAAGTGTTGAGTCTCTTGTACTGAAGAATAATGGTAATTTGAATTATATTGATGCTGTATGTGTTCGGGCTGAAGAGTTCGGAATTGAAGTTGAAGCTGCGGCTAAGTTGATGAATCATAGGTTGCAGAAGAATATTCATCGTGATGCGAAGAGGTTTCGTCTAGTTAAAAATGAATTGGCTAATTGATTTTGCGATTAACTCTCCTGCTCCTTTGCTGATGGCTGCTGCTCTTTATGTGTTGCAAGGTATAGCTTATATTCATCATGGTAACATCGGTTTGGCTATCGTGTTCATTTGCTATGCGATTGCCAACTGCGGATTTGCATTAAATTGGTATCAATTTGAATGACTGCATTTGAGGCATATGAAGCCTATATCGCACTCAAGAAACATTTCGACCACAAGTCTTCCTATGATTTCTTTAAATATCATGGAAAGATGAAGTTGAATAAGTCTTCGTTCGATACGAGACGAGATAAGTTTTACTTCAAGAAGATTGCCAATTTGTTTCCTATGCGAGACGATTTGGTAAACTTTTATGTGAGTGGTTTCATTCGGAATCCAAAGATGTGGATTCGAGATTTCGTTGGTGTAGAAGCAGACAATTTTTATATCAAATGGAAAGCCTATCAGGAATCTCTTGGATATAATTTTCAGCAAGACGTGGTTCGCGTATATGAGTTGTGTGACGGTGACTGGGTATCGACGCTTCGGTGTAATGGTGGTCAGCATCCTGAGCTTTTGAATTATTATACCAACAACGAGATTCAAATGGAAAGCATGATCGGATTGAACGTAGTGCTTTCGTTCTTCGATGATTGGAATAATACTATTGATGATCCTATCATTTGGCCTGGTCTGTATAAGACTTTTACACAGTATCAGCCGTTTTTGCGAATTGATCCTAAGCGATATAAGAAAATTGTGAAAGGAGAATTTCTGAAAAGGAACTGAAATAATCGAATGTCTCAGCATATATATCAGTAATGTCAGAGAATACTTCTGACGAATACTGAAACACACAAAACAATACAAAGGAAATACAAATGTCATTTGCAGACCTAAAGAAGAAGAGTAGTAATCAGCTAAAGAATCTAGTTTCCGAACTGGAGAAGATGAATTCCAAGTCGTTTGAGTCGAACGGAGACGATGATCGCTATTGGAAGTTGACTGTCGATAAGGCAGGCAATGGCCATGCGGTTATTCGTTTTCTGCCTGCTCCTACTGGTGAGGATATTCCGTGGGTTCGTCTCTGGGATCATGGCTTTCAGGGTCCTGGTGGTTGGTATATTGAGAACTCGCTGACTACTATTGGTAAGAAAGATCCTGTCTCTGAATATAATTCTCAGCTTTGGAATAGTGGGCTTGATTCTGATAAGGATATTGCACGAAAGCAGAAGCGGCGACTGAAGTATTTTTCTAATATTCTCGTGGTAGAGGATCCTGCAAATCCTGAGAATAATGGAAAGGTCTTTCTCTTTCAGTATGGTAAGAAGATTTTTGATAAGATCAATGAGGCGATGAATCCTGAGTTTGAGGATGATGAGGCGATGAATCCTTTTGATCTGTGGGCTGGTGCAAATTTCAAGTTGCGCGCTCGCAAGGTTGCTGGTTATCGTAATTATGATAATTCAGCTTTCGCATCGCCTGGTCAGTTGTTCGATGATGAATCGCAGATGGAAGAAGCATATAACAAGTGTAATTCTCTGGAAGAATTGGTGGCGCCAGAGAATTTCAAGAGCTATGATGATTTGAAGTCTCGCTTGAATAGGGTGTTGGGAACAGAGGTGGTTGATCCGACCGGAATCGACGACATCGATCCTGAACCTGAGATTCCTGCAAAGGAAGCAACCGGAAGTTCCTTTGCCGAATCTGTGGATGATGATGAGCTAGATTACTTCAGCAAGTTGGCAGATGAGTCGTAGTCTATAAATCATAGCTCGCAAAGAGTCCCCACACCTTTATGGTGTGGGGATTTTTTCGTTTATTGCGGGCCGCCAAACTGCCCATACACTGGGTGCCAAACGAAAGGAACCGTAGACTGTGAGTCCTTTCCTACGATATTTACGTTAGAGTTGTCCACGGTAGTTCGTTGTGGTGCATTTACATTGGTTTGAGTAATATTTCCCGGCTGCTGCTTCGCGCGGGGCTTGATTGTCCGATTAAATTCTTCAATCTCCTCTGCCGTCGGCCCAAACAATATTCTATTCAACCAGCTTTGATTCTCGGTGAGGTCATTCGCCGAGAACTCTTCGGAAGGTTTTAAATTTACTGGATGATCAGCTAATAGTGTTGGAAATCGCTTGGGATCTATTCCAAGGTCTTTTGCTATAAGATGTTTTGCTCCTCTTAAACTTCGTACAGCAGCTTCAGATCCAAACGGTAGCCTTGATGCGATTCCGATAAGCATGTCAGCTATACCTGCCTGGATACTGAAGTCAAGGTCCCGTATTGCTTGGCGTAATGTTTCTTTATTTTGTTTTCCCTTTTCATCCCCTTTAGCCATCTCTACGACAAAATCGTATATATCGGCGAATATTTCTGAGAAATCAGGCATATCGAAATTTTTAATTTTTTCCCCAATTCCTTCAAAGCCTAACCACTTAGCCGCAAATGCTAATCCGTCTTGTATGAATACTAATAGGTCGTCTACAAAGAATTGAATTAGGGCTTCAAGGCCTCCTCCAAAACCTGCAATAATTTTATCCCCTTCAGTTCCTTCTGTAGTAGTATAATCTTCCATAAATGCCTGAACGAACTCAAATATTCCAAACAATGCGTTTACAAAAGGAATCGCTCTGAGACCTTTCCCTAATAGAGAAGTTATCCATTTTCCCCCAGGGATTATATCTATGATACTTCTTAATGCTCCTCCAGCAGCTCCAGCTGCGGCTGATGCTCCTTTCATTCCTGGTAGGTTTTTGAATAAAGTACCTAAAGGTTTAAATAGTTTTCCTATGTCTGAAATGAAGTCGAATTTTTTTATAAATTTTGCCCACGTTAGCCCTTTTACTACTTCCTGTAAACCTTTAACCAAACCTGTAACAGCACTAAAGACCACTCCACCTAAACCTAGTAGAAGTAAAGGCAGCAAGCTCTTTTTCAGTCCTGATGGCATTGCTGGCATTCCTTCGACGGATTTGGTTATGCCAGATATATCTTTTCCTTGACGGTCTAGTGATTCGGCCGCGGCCTCTGCATCTTCTTCCCTTTCTTTTTGTTTCTCAAAAATCAGACCCTCTTGTAGAGTACGAAGTATATCTTGATGAAATCCAGTGTGTACTTTTAGTGTTTCGTGTATGCGCGTATATACACCTTTTTGGTTTCCTGGCGCACCTTCTGGTCTATTTCTTCTTCCCTGTTCTTTAACTTGTGCTATTGTGACTGCCGGCATAGTGTTTTCTCCATGAAATGCTAGGTATATTTATACATAGTTACATGGCATATAGAGGAAAATGGAAACCAAAGAATATTCATAAGTATGCGGGTGATTATAAAAAGATTACCTATCGTAGTCTGTGGGAGCGTCAAGCCTTTCGTTGGTGTGACGAAAATCCTGACGTTGTGTCTTGGTGTTCAGAAGAAGTTGTTGTGCCATATCGTTCGCAGGTTGATGGGAAACTTCACAGATATTTTGTTGATTTGAAAATCACATATCAATCTGGCAAAACTGTTCTGGTTGAAATTAAACCAAAAAAACAAGTTGAAGCTCCAAAAAAAGGTAAGCGTGCTACGAGAAGATATATTACCGAAGTAAAGAGATATGGAACAAACATATCAAAGTGGGAGTATGCAGAAGAGTATGCGAAAGATAGAGGTTGGGAGTTTCAGATATGGACAGAAGATACACTCACAAAGAAGGGAATAAAAATAATCAAACCGGATAAATACAAGTATGGCCGCAAGAAGAACAACATTTGAACGAATCTATCATCGGGGCGCTGAAGCTGAGGTGCTACCTGTGTATGAGCAACGAGCCAAGGATTGGTTTCGTGATGTTTCGCAAACTGTTCGTGTTGTTCCTAGAAAAATCATGATTGAAAATCTAAGAAAACAAACACCAGCTCTTCGTGGTAGAAGAATCTTAGGTAATATGTATTGTTTCTTTTATGAGCCAAAGATGAAAGAGACACTAGATTATTATGATCGTTTTCCTTTGGTGTTTCCTATAGAGAATTATGACGATGGGTTTTTGGCTTTAAATATGCATTACTTGCCTCCTATACTTAGAGCTAGATTTATGGATAATTTATATTATGCGTTAAATAATGAAAAGTATGATTCTACCACGAAACTTAGACCCACATTAATTGAGTATGATATATTGAATGGACTGGCTAAATATAAGTATTATCGGCCATGCATAAAACGATATTTGACGAGTCAGGTAAGTGGTAAGTTTTTGAAAGTTGATCCTAAAGATTGGGAAATTGCATTGTTTCTTCCTATGGATCGTTTTAAAGGCGCTCGCCGACAACGGGTTTGGAAAGAGAGCAGAGATACCATAAGGAAACAAAATACATGAGTTTTGATATATCAGCCTTTAGAAATCAAATATCAAAAGGATTAGGAGTACAGAGCAATTTCCGTGTTCTTTTTTCTGGTCCATTATTTCGTTCTCATAGTATAGAAGCGATGACCTTTTTGTGTAATCAGGGATCAATTCCTGGTAGATTAATAGATGCTTCCGATGTTAATACATACGGCACACGACGACGCCAGGCTCATCGAAATGTTTATGATGATTTGCAGTTGAGTTTTTATTGTAGGGATGATGATTTATTTCCAAAGCCACTGTTCGACGAATGGCAAAATGCGATGGTTGAAGTGACTACAGGTCGAGCAAATTATTATGATAACTATGCCTGTGATATTGAAATTGAGCAACTAGATACTCAGGGGAATGTATCATATTCTACTCGTATTGTAGATGCATTTCCGACAAATGTTAATCCGATGGCACTTGATTGGAGTGCCAGTGGAGTTATACATAATTTGTCTGTTGTGTTTTCTATCAGAAAGGCGATACCACAAAGAGTTTCGCTTTCACCTTTTGGAAATTGGTTATCTGCAAACAATCTATATCCAAACTTAGATATAGATGGAGCGATTGATGAGTTTGGAATGTCCTTGATCAATAGAAATGGAGTTCAAGCCATCAAGCGTTGGGAGAGGGGTCGCACCTTTGCAGAAAATCTTGCTGACCTTGCGTTTTAATTATATAATATGGAGAATATATTATGGCATTACCTAAGATAGCTACGCCCACATTTACACTAGAGCTTCCTTCTAATGGAAAGTCTATAAATTATAGGCCATTTTTAGTAAAGGAAGAAAAACTGTTGTTGATGGCTCAAGAGGGTGGAGACGAAACTGAAATAATGAATGCAATTGTTCAAGTTCTTAATGAATGTTGTTTTGATGATTCGATAGATTTTTCTAAACATCCAACATTTGATATCGAATATTACTTTCTTCAATTGAGGTCTAGGTCCATTGGAGAGCATGTAGAGTTAGCAATAGCTTGTAAGGAATGTGATGATAAACTTGAATTCCAAATCAATCTACTGGAAGATATTACAATAGATAAAAATAAAGATCATACGAATCGTCTACAGTTGACTGATGATGTGGGTGTTGTGATGAAATATCCAACGGTGCGTGATACTGCTACTATTCAAAATTCGGATACAAATAATATCGAACAAAGTTTTAGTGTTATTATCAATTCGATTGAATCAATTTATGATAATACTTCGGTATATTATGCAAAGGAAACTAGTAGAGAAGAAATGGAAGATTTTTTGTATGGTTTGCCTCAGACTTGTTTTAAGAAGGTGACTGATTTTTTTGAGACCATGCCTAAGTTGTCTTATAAGAAAACTCATGTTTGTAAGAATGGCCACGAAAATGAGATTCTTGTGGAGGGACTTGCTGGTTTTTTTTAATAGGGCTCAGCCATTCGACGTTGGTGAATTATTATAGAATGAATTTTAGTATTATGCAGTATCATAAATGGAGCTTGACTGAGCTAGAGAATATGATTCCTTGGGAAAAAGAATTATACACGATGATGTTGATTGAGCATGTAAAACAGGAAAATGAAAAAGCAGAAATGGCATCGCGTGGATAAATACCATTAGTATTAGGAGGAAATCATAAAATGAGCAATCTACCAGCCGGTTCGGGTTCAGATGACAATCCCATCACTGTAAAAAGCGTAGTAGATAGTACCATCAGTGGCGGCCAAGCAGTCCTAGATGAGGCATCTAGTGCGTTGGATTTACAATTTGGTGGCGGAGCCAAAAAGGTTGATAAATATGTTCGACTTCAATATCCATTGAATGTTGAAGGTCCTGGAGAGAGACATTTTATGAGGTTTGAGCCACTTACCATAAGAGGCGCAACACTTCAAACGGAAAAGGTAGCGAGAACTGTTTCGGAAGCTAGAGCGAATAAGCAGGAATCGAAAAGCAATTTTTTTAAAAATATAGTTAGTGGTGTTGCTACCAAAGCAGGAGAAGCTGCTGGTGAATTGGCAAAATTATCTGCTAAAGCGGGAATTGCTAATGTTGCAGGAAAAAAACTTCCAGGAGAAGCTATTGATGCGATAGGTTTTATATCTGGATTGATTATTTCTGCAACTAATTCTAGTAAAAGCACTAGCCGAGGCTCGATAACATTATACACTCCTCCAAACTTACAAGAAAGTTATGCTCCTGAATGGAATACTACAGCCCAGTTGGGAGCTTTAGGTGGTTTGGGTATGAGAACACTTTCTGCCGCACAGAGTGGTGGAGCCGGAGCCGCTTTTGCAGAGCTTATAAATGATGCAACAAATACTGGACAGGGAATGAATCTTGCAGCCAAATTATTGGCCGATGAAGTTGGTTCCAGAATAAACAGCCAAGGCTTGGGTGATACAATATTAAAAAGAACTTCTGGTCAGGCTTTGAATCCTCACCTAGAAGCATTATTTCAAAATGTAAATTTTAGAAATTTTACATTTGATTTTACAATGGCACCTAGAAATAGAAGAGAAGCACAGGAAATTCATAAGATCGTCCAGTCTTTTAAGTATTTTGCAGCCCCTCGATATGATAGAAGCGACTCTGGTGTCTTTTTTAAGTATCCTGATGTTTTTAACATTTCATATTTTAATGAAGATCAGACTCACAAATTTCAACCATGTGCTCTTACGTCTATTAATGTTACAAGAAATCCATTTGAGACGAATGCTACGTTTTACGATGGTCATCCTGTACAGACGCAAATGACTTTAAATTTTACAGAAGTTGCACTTGTCACCAAAGACCATATCGACCAAGGATTTTAAGTTATGGCAGATAAATCGTATTTTCAAATGTTTCCTACGATTGATTATGATTCCGATGATATTGGAAATACAAAGGTTGTCGTTGATGTACTCAAACGGATACGAACCAAGACACAACAGTTATCTGACAAGACACTATTCTATGCTTATGCAATGAAGGATGGTGAGACTTTGGAAGATATATCTTATCAATTATATGGTTCTCCTAAGTATCATTGGGTGATTATGCTGATTAATAGTTTTGAAGATCCTTTTTATGATATATCATTGAACACACAAGAGTTTGAATCGTTCATTAATACGAAATACGGAATTGATCAAATTACATCTGCGTCGGTTACGATTTATGATGGATCGGCTGGTGTAGATGGAAACATAGCATCACATACGGCAACCACTACTCAGTTTACTGCTACAGAAAATATTGAAACTAAAATAAAGGTTGGTGATAGTATATCAGTTGTGCTTCCTTATGATTGGTATTCGGACACAGAAGGCTCTACTGATAAAGATTTTATTCCTGGAATTAGAAAATTAAGTTATACCGCAGACCAAACAGTTGTTTCAGTTGATACGATGACTAAGTTTTCTACCGATTTGCAATCGAATACCTTTGTTCGTTTTTTCGCAAATACCGATATTGCTCAGGAGACTGTGAGCGTCTTAACTAATGTTCATCATTTTGAACGAGATATTAAAGACGATGAAGGTAATGTATTGTTCGAGAAAATGGTTACGGATTTGGAAGACTATAGCAATCCAGCGACGACTACGACTGCTGTTTCTAATTACACATATGAAAACGATACAAATGATAGTAAAAGAAATATATTATTATTGCGTCCTGATCTTCTTTCTGGATTCATATCAGAATTTGAATCTTTAATGAAGGAATAAATTATGGAAGAGGCAGAACATTTAGAGGGAATTGTTACTGGTGGATCGTTTGATGGTCTAAAGACATTAAATTTATATACATCTGAAGGAACTATACTTGACCTTCGTGGTGTAGTTACGAATATACAGATTACTGATAACATTCATCGACAAGGATTTGGTGGATCGATTGTTATATCCGAGTCTTTAGGTATGGATCAGCAATTTGGTATTCATGGAAATGAGTTTGTTGAAATTTCTGTGGTCGTTTCTAGTTTAGAGAACGCTCCTCTTGATGTATTTGGTGTCGTTACTGGTGTTCATAATCGAACAATAGCTCCTGGAGGAAGACAACAGCTTTATGAATTAAGATTTTTATCTATACCGTTGTATCGAAGTAAGCAGCAAAGAATTAGAAGAACTTATAAAAATATGTTGATTAGTGATATGATTCAGTCAATATTTAATAATTACATAAGAGGGGAAGAAGGAAAACCTTTAGCAATACTTGATGAGTCTGTTGGAATAAATTCTGCTATTGTTCCTAATTTATTTCCATACGATACAATTAATTGGTTGACCACTAAGTGTGAGTCGAGCAAACATCAGAGTTCGGCTAATTATTATTTTTTTGAGAGACCTTCTGAATTTGTATTATCGACACTAGATGAATTGTATAGCTATCCAATAGGACAGTTTTATACATTTGGAGCGGTAAATATAGATCCGATTACTTCTAGAAATGTGGCAGATGTTTATCGGTCATTGCGTGCAGTTCGCGTTGCGCGAGAGTTAGATTCATATTCAGATTCTATGATGGGAGTATATGCATCGACCCGCATGTCATATGATCCTGTTTTGAGAAATTCTAAAATTACGACTTATGATTATTTTGAATCTTATGATGATTTTAAACATCTTAATTCTGGATATCCTAATGATAAGCCCATGCTGTCGAATAATCGTGCTTTGGGTAAATTAAATGATACCTGTATCCAATTATCAAGCAAACATTATTGTTCTTGGGGAACACAATCGGACAGTTTAAGTTCAGATGAGTTTGCATTGTCTAGACAATCATATGGTGTTCAGTTTGGACCAGATACAGGAATTAGACTTGAAGTGGAGGCTAATGGAGATCCAAGGCGCGTTTTGGGAGAAGTTGTTAATGTTTCTCTTCCTTCGGCAACACCAGTAAGTGATGAGAAAGAAAGTTCACATAAATACTTATCAGCTAATTATATTATATTATCGATTACGCATAATATATCGATAGGTGGTGTTGGTAAAAAGTCTATGTACACTACAAGTATGGATTTAGGAACTGATACTTTTGGTAATCCTTTCCCGCCATATCTCGACGAAAGGGAGACATAACAAATGGCAAGAATTACGCTAACCGCAGAAGAGTATGAAAATCTTTTGTTGCACGAAGAATATCTAGAAGAGAAATTGATTGTGATTGGAAAGGGAGCCAATTATGGTCAGGTTGTTTTCCTAGCTGGCGGTGCTGGATCTGGTAAAGGATTCTCTTTAGGTAATTATATGGATGCCAATAAGTTTAAGGTTCGTGATGTAGACGAATGGAAAAGTGCATTCATGAAGCTCGATGGTATTCGTAAAGATGCATCAAAGGTGCAGAAAGGTGTCAGTGGAACTGAACTACGAAAAAAGGCTGTGATGAATTATGCAAAATCTCATGCCAACGATCCAGCAGGAACTTCTCCAAGTATTCCTCAAATGCCAACAAAGGATCTTGACGAGTTGGATTTGAGAAATGCAGATGATGTATTTACGTTGCATAACTTAGTTGATAATCTTGGAATTAGAGACAAGACACTAAATTATCTTCTTGGTGGTGCGAAGTCGAGAGACCGTTTACCGAATATTGTTTTTGATGTGACGCTGAAGAATACTAGAAATATGACCGAAGCAGTTTCTCAATTATTGTCTGTTGGATATCAACCAGAGAACATACATATTGTTTGGGTACTATCTGATTATGACTTTGCAGTACAGGCAAATATGGAGAGAAATCGAAGAGTTCCTAGTAAGATTTTATTGCAGACGCATGAGGGCGCAGCACGAACGATGTCAGATATTGTTCGAGGAAATATTCCTAAGAATGTGAATGGTGGTGTGTATGTTATTTTAGGCAAGTCTACTGTTTATTGGACTGATAAGAAAGGTAATGAAATTAAAGTGACTCCTAAGTTTAACAATCCAAAGAATAGATCATTCCCTGTTGTCAAGGGGTTTACTTATCTGAAGGTAAAAGAAGCGGGCAAGAGATTTATTGCGGATAAAGAAATTCAAAAGAAACTGAACGACTGGATGGGTGATAGAATTCCTCCTTCTGTGCGTCAAGAAATTAAGAGAAAAGAATTGAAGGCATAAGGTTATGAGAACAGGTCAGGGAAGTGATGGATCATTTTATTGGTTTGTTGGAATAGTTGAAGACCGAATGGATCCTTTTGGTATTGGTCGTGTTCGTGTTCGTTGTTTCGGTATCGACAATGAAGACCGTAATGCTCAGCCTACAACCGACCTGCCTTGGGCATATCCTATGTTACCTTTTAATGGTGATCAGGTAGTTCATCCACCAAAAGAAGGAACGTGGGTGGTCGGATTTTGTCGAGATGGTATTCAGACTCAAGATCGTGTGATATTAGGAACTATTAACACAGGAGCATACAATGGCTGAAAAATCGTGTCCAATTTCATTTGGCGGGCAAGAGTTTACATTTCCTATGAATCAAGAAGCCTTGACGGCAGTAATGGGAGATCCTTTGTCTGAATTAGGTATTCCTAATCCCCTAGATCAAATTGGTCGTGTGCTCAAAATATTTAATCCAGACCTGATTAGGCAAGAAATACAAGGAGGTGCAAGTGATCTGCTCGCCGGCGCCGAGCAGTTAGCATCAAATTTAGCACAAACAGCAGTTAATGTGGCTATGGCTAGAGCAAAGCAAGAGTTTGATGAGATAATGCAAAAGGCAGAACCATATCTACAGACGGCCGAGGCTGTCGCACAGGGTCTCATTGCGGCGGGTGACGATTTTGGTGGATTTTTATCAACGACATTGTGTGACGCTGCTGGAGATTTTGCTAGTGGATTTGCTGGATCGTTGGCCATTCCCGGTATTCTATCTGGAGATGACGATGAAGTGAAAAAACAGATATACGGAAAGTTAAGTGCAATGGCAACGAATCAGATAATGACTGAGTTGAGTGGTCCTATTTCTGATCTTGAATCGGGATTTGCCTTTTTGGCGAATGGTGCGGATATAGAAAATGCCGAAGCAGGATTTGTAGGAATTGGTGAAACTCTTGATGCTTCTTTTGAGCGTGTTGGAAATGTTCTGACGGATGTTAGAACACTCGTTACACCTAATGATGAGACTGTTGCCTGACATGAGAGGGATATAATAGTATGGGTGTGGTTGCCAATAATGCTCCATTTTATGCATTAAAAGACGGATCGCGTCAAATTCGTTTTCAGCAAACTATTCCAAGAGATGCGAACTTACACGTTGCTTTTGGTGAAACTGCGGTTTATGATGACAGAGCACGAAATGAAAAGGGGTTCGTAAATTTTGCTCCTCGTAGAATTATTCCAGACTTAAAAGGATCTGGAACATTAGTCTCGGAGAATTATCCATTTACCGAGTCTCTTGATGCTGATCTGAAAGAAGCCAATGTTCCAAGACGAGCAAGAGGAGTATCATTAGAATCTCAGAATACACATTTTATGTATGTGGCTTCTCCTGGTGTCGAAGGCAAGAAAGAGCCTGTGGCTTTGCCGTTTCCTCCTGATCCTTTTGGTGCAGTATATCCATACAATTCGGTAAGGGAAACTGAGAGTGGACATTTGTTTGAAGCAGATGATACTCCAGGTCGAGAGCGAATTAAAGAATCGCATCGAATTGGAACATATTATGAAGTATATCCTGACGGCACAAAGGTGACTCGCATAGTTGGAGATGATTATTCGGTTACGGTTCGAGATAAAGCGGTTCATGTTCAGGGTGCTTGTTTTGTCACAGTTGAAGGAGATTGCAATCTATATACTAAAGGTAATTTTACTCAGCAAGTAGATGGTAATTATAATCTGTGGGTAAAAGGTAGACATAATGTCGTTGTCGATGGAGACCAAGCTGCATTTAGACTTTCGGGAGCTGAAGGCAAAGGCGGAGATTATTTTGAAGATATTGTAGGAAAGAAAAAGGTAGATTTGGGTGGTGATCATCAGTTAAATATTGGTGGAAATGAAACAATTGTTGTGGGAAGCCCATTGACTGCATTGATTGGATTGAGTGGAAACCGATCAGTTGGCGTTTTGTTTTCGGAAAACAAAGTAGTGAGAATGAATAAAACCGAAACAGTTGGAATACGAGCAGCGTATAATTCTACCTTTGCTCAACATAATGCTGTATTGACTTCATCTATTGTTGCTCAGGTTTCTCAAACGATAGGATCTGGTCCAGCAGGCGTACCAACTTCGTTTATCGGTTTAACTCCAGCTTCGGTGTCCACTGTAACATCAACATCTCAGACTATTGCAGCCGGATATGCTAGTATATCTGGAGCAACAGTTTCGCTTCGTGGTGGTTTGGTTACTATTAACTAGGGAGATACATTATGCCAAATGCAGCACTTACAGGAATATCAATGTCCACTGGTCATGATTGTTTTCCTCCTCAGGTTTCTGTTGGCGTAGGATCGTCAACTGTTATGATTAATGGGGCTCCTGCTATATTATTGGGAGATTCGTTTAGTGTACATACGTGCCCGCCGCTTTCTGCTCATCTTGGAACTGTGATCACAGGAGCGACGACTGTTTATATTAGCGGAAGACCTGCTGCTAGAGTTGGTGATTTAGTTGGATGTGGTATTTTCAACGTAATTACATTTCCAGCTAGTCCGGATGTGATAATAGGAGGCTAAGTTTTGGCTGAAGAAATTAATCCTGAAGATATTATAGCACAAACAAATGAATCATTATTTGACGAGCCTGCCATAACAGTTCCAGCTTCGTCAAATAATGTTATTGTAGCAGATGTTGTGGACCAGATTCGTACAGGATCGATTTATGTAAATCCTTATGCAATTGGTTCTGGAATTACTACTGCAAATGTTACTTCATTTAGTCAGAATGCAGTTACACAAGAAGGATTCATGTCAGCGTTACTTGCAGCATATCCGGCCGGAGCGGATGGCGGGAGCCCTGGTGGTATTGTTCTTCAAGATTTGACTGATACTGGATCTCAAACTGCCAACTCATACTCATTGACCCAACATAATGTTATCGTTGATCTGCTCCAAAAGTATCAGAATGCGTGTAGTGATTTTCTTTTTCATACGGATGCAAGAAGTGGTGCAAACGATTCTCCAAATTATATCGCAACTGCTAATGGCGAATCGAATACGCATATGAGTGGCAATTCTACATTGTCAGCTCTTTCTGGACTTTCGACATATTATGCATTAAACACTTCTGGTAATACTATAGCAGGAGATTTTGCTGCTGGTAATACTATTAATGCTATGTTTTCCAGTATTATCGATGCAGCTATTTCAGGGTCTCTAACATTGGAGCCACCTCCAACCAATGCCTCAATACGAATCGTTTCTACCTGTACATCATATAGAGATAGATTGCTTCATGCTCAGTCCGCTCCATTGGTGGCTGGAGATAAAATTACAGTAAAGGAAATGGGAGATATTATTGCTGATGAGCTGAGATTACATGTCAATTCATCTGCCGATTCTGATGCTTCTTCTACTTTATATCTAGGAAGATTTATGCGAAAGTGGATAGGGAAAGATTTAGAAATGCAGAACACTGCATCATATTTTCAGACATCATCGTTAGAGGCAAAGGCTGCATTATCGTTAGCAGAAAATGATGATTTGAAGCCTGTATTAAAAATAGTTGGTACACAGGGCTTCAAGGAGGCAGCAAATCTGGTTTAATTTTATAAATAGATACAATCTACAATAAGGAAAACTGCAATGCCTTCCGTTGTTTTTAGGGACATAGATTTAAATTTTGCGGCTCATCCAAATACGAATAAGTTATTGGTTAGTGAAGGCGAAGTTGCCGTAAAGCGCGCTCTTGGATATTTGTTGAGAACGAATAAAGGAGATAGATTATTTCATCCAGAGATTGGTAGTAATATTAATCGTTTGCTTTTTGAGAATGTTACGGCATCCACCGCCATGGATGTGAAGTCAGTAATCGAAGAGGCTATTCGCAATTACGAACCAAGAGTATTGCTTGATGAAATTTTTGTCGATCCGCAGTTAGATCGAAATGGATATAGTATTACAATACGGTTTACGGTACTTAATCAAAATGTTCCTCAGTCGCTTTCATTGTTTTTAGAGAGGCTTCGATAAATGGCCACAACAACAAATACCAATAAACTTGAAGTTACTGAACTAGATTTCGACCTAATCAAGTCGAATCTAAAGGCTTATTTACGCGGTCAGGATGAATTTACTGATTATGATTTTGATGATTCTGGGCTTTCTGTTCTTTTAGATATTCTTGCATATAATACACA